TCAAAATAATGTTATTAGAAAGAATAATAGATTCTATCCTGGTAACGAACACTTAGGTTCATTTGGTTGTGACTCTTATGATATTTCAGGGGTTGTAGTAGGTAAAGGCTCTAATGGTTCTTTACATGGTTTGACTAAGTTTAGTATGGAAGAAATTCCAAGTAACCATTTTTTTTTAGAATATATAGCTAGACCACAAACTGCTGAGATATTTTTTGAAGAAGTATTGATGGCTTGTGTTTTTTATGGCATGCCGATTTTATGTGAAAATAATAAACCACGTTTATTATATCATTTTAAAAATAGGGGGTATAGAGGGTTTTGTTTAAACAGGCCTGATAAATCTTTTAATAAACTTTCTAAAACAGAAAGAGAGTTAGGAGGAATCCCTAATACATCGGAAGATGTAAAACAATCACACGCTTCAGCGATTGAGTCTTATATTGAAAAATATATAGGGGTTGAAAGTGAGGGTGTGCATAGAATAGAAGGTGATATGGGTGATATGTATTTTCAAAGAACATTAGAAGATTGGGCTAAGTTTGATATTAATAATAGAACTAAGTTTGATGCCTCTATAAGTTCTGGATTAGCTGTAATGGCTAATCAAAAACACTTATATACACCGACTAAAGAAAAGACAAAAATTAGCATTAACTTTGCAAGATACAATAACAGCGATAAAGTTAGTCGAATTATTAATAAATGAAACAAGTAGAAATTAACTTAAAAGCAGCTGCATTTCCAGATGAATTTGCTTCCGATGCACAGAAAGATACAATGGAGTATGGTCTCCAAGTGGGACAAGCTATTCAATACGAATGGTTTAGAAAAGATAATGGCTCTTGTAGATTTTTAAATCAATGGGGCGAATTTAATAGATTGCGTTTGTATGCTCGAGGAGAGCAGTCGGTAGCTAAATATAAAAATGAAATAGCGATTGACGGTGATTTATCTTATCTTAATTTAGATTGGACACCCGTTCCAATAATTCCCAAGTTTGTTGACATAGTGGTAAATGGTCTTAATGATAGACTATTTAAAGTAAGTGCTTTTGCTGAAGATGCAATGTCAGCAGAAAAGAGAGATGAATTTCAAAAAAGAATTGAAGGTGAGATGTTAGCTAAACCATTATTTAATCAGATAGAAGAAGATTTTGATTTGAATGTATTTCAAACTAATGAAGATGAACTTCCTGAAAGTGATGAAGAGCTAGAATTGTATATGCAAATGAAATATAAACCAGCTGTAGAAATTGCAGCTGAAGAAGCAATAGATACTGTGTTAGAACAAAATCATTATCAGGATATTCGTAAAAGAATTGATTATGATATAATGACAGTAGGGGTTGGTATGTCTAAACATCAATTTTTACCAGGGCAAGGTATACAATTAGATTATGTAGACCCTGCAAACGTTGTATACAGTTACACTGAAGACCCATATTTTAAAGATTGCTTTTATTGGGGGGAATTAAAAACTATTCCAATGGCAGAGTTAGTAAAAATTAATCCTGACATAACCAATGAAGACATGGAGGAAATTGCTAAGTATAGTCAATCTTGGTATAATTATTATAACAATGCACAATTTTATGAAAATTCTTTATTCTATAGAGACACCTGTACTTTGTTGTATTTTAATTATAAAACCACTCACACTTTTGTGTATAAGAAAAAAGAAATGCCTGATGGTACTTTTAAAGTAGTTGAGAAAGATGATACTTTTAACCCTCCAGAAGAAATGATGGCGGAAGGAAAGTTTGAAAAAGTAACAAAGAAAATAGAAGTATGGTACGATGGTATTATGGTTATGGGAACTAACATATTGTTAAAATGGGAATTAGCACAAAACATGGTGAGACCTAAAGCAGCAAGTCAACACGCTTTGCCTAATTTTGTAGCATGTGCACCAAGAATGTATAAAGGAATGTATGAATCATTAGTTAGAAGGATGATACCTTTTGCTGATTTAATACAAGTTACCCATTTAAAATTACAACAAGTAATATCTAGAATGGTGCCAGATGGTGTTTTTATAGATGCTGACGGGCTTAATGAAGTTGACCTGGGCACTGGTAACGCTTATAATCCTGAAGACGCCCTACGGCTTTATTTTCAAACAGGTAGTGTTGTGGGTAGAAGTTTTACTCAGGATGGTGAATTTAACAACGCCAAAGTTCCAATTACACAATTAACTTCTAATAGTGGTGGTGCAAAAATGCAAATGTTAATACAGAATTATAATCATTATTTAGATATGATTAGAACTGTAACAGGTTTAAACGAAGCTCGTGATGGTTCTTCTCCAAATCCTGACGCTTTAGTGGGGGTACAAAAATTAGCAGCATTAAGTTCTAATACTGCGACAAGACATATCCTAAACGCAAGTTTATTTATTACTAGAAGATTAGCAGAGGGTATTGTTTTGAGAACAGCAGACGTATTAGAGTATTCAGAATTTAAAAATCAGTTTGCTATGCAGATAGGTAAATATAATTTAAATCTCCTTGAGGATATTAAAAATTTATATTTATATAGTTTTGGGATATTCTTAGAACTTCAGCCTGACGAAGAAGAAAGAGCAATGTTAGAAGCTAATATTCAAATGGCTTTATCTAAAAATGATATTAATTTAGAAGACGCATTAGATATTCGTGAGATACATAATCTTAAAATGGCTAATCAATTACTTAAAACTAAACGTAAAAGAAAAGCTCAAGCTGAACAACAAGCAGCTATGCAACAACAAGCTAATCAAGCACAGATGCAACAGCAAGCAGCTATGATGACTGCACAACAAGAGCAACAAAGAATTGCTGCGGAAACGCAATCTAAAATGCAAATCAAACAAGCTGAGGTTGCTATGGAAATAGAAAAATTAAAGAATGAAGCTATGTTAAAATCTCAGTTGATGGAAGCTGAGTTTGGTTACAATATGCAGCTTAAAGGTATTGAGCAATCTCAAATAGATAAAAGAGAAGCTTCTAAAGAAAAAGGAAAGTCTGATAGAATAAGTCAGGCTAACACTCAGCAGTCTAAACTTATTGAACAAAGAAAAAGAAATTTACCAGCCGTCAGATTTGAGTCAAATGAAGATTCGTTAGATGGTTTTGATTTAGCAGAGTTTGGACCTAAATAATTAAGATATGTTTGATGACTTTAACATCAAGAAATATAAGTTAATTAAACATCCTACTGACATAAGTTTAAAAACTCTTAATGAAATAAAATCTTTACAAACCCAACGTATGGATGTTCCTTATTCAGATAAATATGATGATGTAAACAAATCGTTTAAACGACTCTTTAATAAAAGAACTCGTAAATATCCAGAAGATTTGGTACAGAATTTAATTAATAGTTCGTCTAAAGTTATTATGAAAATAAAAAATTATCATGATAGACCCAGACCTAATGAGCTAGCTAAAAAATTTAGTATAAGTTTATTATACCATAAAATGAAAAGTGCGGAAACTCCGTCTTTTCCATCAGGACATTCAACTCAGGGTAAACTAATTGCATTAGTTTTAGGTGATATGTTTCCTGAAATGAAAAAAGAATTAATAGAGGTGTCAAATCATATATCTAAAAGTAGAATAGTTGCTAGAGTACATTATAAATCTGACAAGGAAGTAGGAGAAAGGTTGGGTGAAGACATGTATAACTATTTAAAAACCGCCTAAAAATGGTAAATATTTATTGTTTAATTTTGTATAAAATTTAATCTAATGGAAATAAAAGTAAAAGCAGTGGACGGCAACACTCAGAAATCAAAAGCCGAAATAGAAGAGCAGTTATTGCAGAAGCATGAAGCTCAACAAACGGAACAGACTGCAGAGGATAAACCTGAAAAGGTTGAACCACAAGCAGAAGTGAAGGAAATACCAGCGGAGGAAACTCCAGCTGTAGAAGAAAAAACTCCCTCGTCAGAGTTAAATGACGAACATGTTCTTAATTTTATTAGAGAAAGATATAATAAAGACATTAATTCAGTTGATGAATTGTTTGAAACGAAAGAATCAAATCCTGATTTACCTGAAGATGTTAAATTATATTTTGATTATAAAAGAGAAACAGGCCGTGGCATCGAGGACTTTTACAAATTGCAAAAGAACTATGATGACATGGATGAAGATTCTGTTTTAGCTGATTATCTCGGTGTTCAAGAGGAAGGTCTTGACGCTATAGATATTCAAGATATTATGGACGACAAATTCGGATACGATAGTGAAGAAGATGACGAAAAAGATATCAAGAAGAAAAAGTTAGCTAAAAAAAGAGAGCTTGCAAAAGCAAGAAAGTTTTTTAAAGAGCAGAAAGATAAGTATAAAGTTCCCCTTGAGTCAAGTGGGGGTGGATTATCTGATGAACAAGAAAACAATCTTAATGCTTACAAGACAATGTTAGAGGAATCTAACACGAAGAAGAGTCGAGCACAGCAGAGTCGTGAGCGTTTTGAAACACTTACAAACGAATTGTTTGGCGAGAAATTCAAAGGTTTTGAATTTAACGTAGGTGATGATAAAACTCTGACTTTTAAACCAGGTACGCCTGAAGAATTAAAAAGTAAACAAATCAACTTCAATAATTTTGTTTCAAATTTTATTGATGATGAGGGATTCATGCAAGATGCGGCAGGATATCATCGTGCAATGGCATTAGCAATGAATCCAGAAAAGTTTGCTAAATTCTTTTATGAGCAGGGTGTTGCTACAACAGTTGATGATGTGGCAAGAAAGTCTAAGAATATCAACATGGATGTTCGTAGAGCCCCGCAATTAAGTACCAAAAATAGTTTAAAAATAAAAGCTGTCGGTGATACTTCGAGTGGAAGAGGACTCAAAATTAGAAGTATTAAAAAAGTTTAACCAATTAAAATTTTATAGTTATGGCAGTAAATATTAGCCCTGGCTTCGATTTACAACCTTCGGCTCAACAGGTTCCTGTTGAAACGAATTATATCAAAGATTTTGATTTCTTGAATCAGTATCTACCAGATACTTACGAGAAAGAATTTGAAAGATATGGTAATAGAAGCATTAGTTCGTTCCTCCGTATGGTAGGAGCAGAAATGCCTTCTAACTCTGACCTTATTAAATGGGCAGAGCAAGGAAGATTGCATATTAAATACAAAGATTGTACTTCAGCAGCGATTGCTGGTACAGATGCTGGAGCAGTTTGGACAATTCCAAATAACCTTAACAACTTTAACCCTGCGTTAGCTAACCCTAACACAGCGAGAGATGCTAAGAATGTTATTAGAGTAGGACAAACCGTAATTATTTCAGATAACACTCCAGGTTCTTCGTTACAAAACAAAGCGATTGTAACAGCAGGACCAACTAACGCAAACCCTAACACTTTTACAGTAGCTTATTATGAAGCAGCTGGACAAGCAATGGCAAATGCGGTAGCATGTGATATCTTTATTTATGGTTCTGAATTTGCAAAAGGAACTGAAGGAATGATAGGTTCATTAGAATCTGATGATTTCTTCTTTGACAACAAGCCAATTATCCTTAAGGATAAATATTCTGTATCAGGTTCTGATATGGCACAAATTGGCTGGGTTGAAGTAAGTGGAGAAGACGGAGTAAGCGGATACTTATGGTATCTAAAGTCTGAGCACGATACAAGATTAAGATTTGAAGATTACATGGAAACAGCTTTAGTAGAAGCAGTACCAGCTGAAGCAGCTTCAGGTGCTGGTGACTATTTACAAGGTACAGGTGCAGCTGCGTCTGTTGCTGGACTAAGTGGTTCTAAAGGAGTTTTCTATGAAGTCGGTGCAAGAGGTAATGTTTATGGTGGTGGTAACCCAACATCATTAGCAGACTTTGATAGCATCATTCAAAGATTAGACAAGCAAGGAGCTATTGAAGAAAATGTAATTTTCGTAAATAGAAACTTCTCATTTGATATTGACGATATGTTATCAACACAAAACTCTTATGGAGGTGGTGGTACATCTTATGGTCTATTTGATAATGACGAAGAGATGGCTCTAAACCTTGGTTTTTCTGGATTTAGAAGAGGTTACGACTTCTATAAGTCTGATTGGAAATACCTAAATGACCCAACTATGAGAGGTGGATTAGTAGCAGGTGGTATCAATGGACTATTAGTTCCAGCTGGTTCTACTTCAGTTTATGACCAAATACTTGGTAAAAACGCTAAGAGACCATTCTTACATGTAAGATATAGAGCTTCAGAAGCTGAAGATAGAAGATATAAAACTTGGATTACTGGTTCTGCTGGTGGTGCGAGAACATCTTCTTTAGATGCAATGGAAGTTAATTTCTTATCTGAAAGAGCAGTTTGTGTTTTAGGTGCAAACAACTTCTTCTTATTCCAAAACTAATAAGAAGTAAACATTAATATTAGGGGAGGTATACTCCTCCCCTGATATTTTTTATTAATTAAATTAAATTTAAATACAATGAAAAAAGTAAAAGATAAATATTCAGATAAAGCTTATAGATTATTAAGCAGAAGAATACCGCTAACATATATGTTAGCTTCACGAAACACTAGCAGGTCCCCCTTATTATGGTTTGATGAAGAGAAAGGAATTAACCGTCCTCTTCGATATGCAAGAAATCAGAAGTCTCCATTTGAAGACGAGCAAGATGGAAATGCAGTTTTAGAACCTATAATGTTTGAGGACGGCATGTTGTCGGTACCAAGAACAAACCAAACCCTTCAGAAGTTTTTATATTATCATCCCTCAAACGGAAAAGTTTATGAGGAAATTAATAATGAAAAAGATGCAGCTCAGCAATTAGCTTTTGTAGAACTTGGGCTAGATGCTCAAATTCTAGCTAAGAATTTAAAAGGCGATGAATTGCTTACAGTTTGTAGAGTATTAATGGGTGGTGCGGCTGAAAGATTGACTACCTCTGAATTAAAAAGAGATATTCTTTTGTATGCTAAAGAATCACCAGAAGATTTTTTAGAAACAGTAAATGACCCTATGTTAAATTTATATGGTGATGTGGTTCAGTTTTTTAACAACACTTGGTTGGTATTAAAAAATAACGGCAAAGATGTATTCTTTAATTTACCCAAAAATAAAAACAAATTACTTTCTGTCCCATTTGGTGAAGACCATTACTATATTGTGTCTTCATATTTTCAAAGTGATGACGGAGTTGAAACATATAAGTTGTTAAGTAAGAAGCTAAAAAAAGATAAATAAGGTTTCTTATCTTTGTGGTATTGTTTAACCCTTAAATTTTTTAACTATGATGAAGTATTTCAAAATTAGTGTAAGTGATGCAGACCATTTGATTCCTATACAAAGTATATTAGGGATTGAAGTGGGGGCTGATACAGAAGTAGATATTCTTTACAATGTAAAAGGCCATGGTGCAACTGGAGCTTCTGAAGTGTTAGGTGTAAAAATCACTGCTACTACAGCAGATGATGCAGCTAAAACTAAAGAGCAAGTAAATAGTATCGTTGATGCTATGGAAGATGCACTTTCTACTGCGTGGACAAAACCTTTCTATGTACTTGAGCCTAAGTATGCTGTTACAGCTATTGCTCAAATAGAAGAAGAGTGGTCTGCCTAGTAATCACTAACTAGCAGTTATGAAAGGGGC